GAACCGTGTTGCGTCGAGGATCCCCCTGCTCGCCAAATACTCGGCGGCTGGGCTTCCTGGCAGGCGTTCTCTGTACTTGGTAGTTGCCTCCCACAGATAGGCTCTCTGCGATTCGGACAGCTTCTGCAAAACTCACCTCCTCTTCGTGTCGGATGATCGAGATCACGTCGCCCCGGACGTTGCACGCCATGCAGTTGAACCCCTGGAGGTCGTAACTGACTGCGGCGCTTGGGTTTGACTCCCCGTGGAACGGGCACAGCGCCTTGTTCCACTCATGCAGGTTCGGGGGAGGCTCCCAGTCCGGGTAGTACCGCTGGATGACCAGAGCGATCGGCGTGTCGGCTATTTCCACGCGACCCTCCAGGTGCCGTCGCCGTAGTCGACGACGCACTCGGCGTCTACGCCGTTGCGCTGCGCTAGCCGCGTGATCAGAGATGCCTGCGCCTCGCCGTACATGCAGACGTGTACGCCGCTTCGGGGGTATCGAGATCCCCATCGCTTCATGCTTCCTCCGGTGGGTGTCAAGGCAGCGGCCTCAGCTTGTCGGCCTCGATGGGTGCGATACGCTCGCCGATCACCTGGACGGCCGGCGGATTCGTCAGGTACGCGATGGCTCGCTTGAAGAACTCGATGCAGTCCCGAGCCCAGCCGAGCGTATATTTGTTGCACATCGTGCAGAGCAGACCTCTAACAATTCCAGTCTTGTGATCATGGTCGACACTGAGGCGCTTAACCTTTCCATTGGCCCGCTGACAGATGTAGCAGCGACCTCCTTGGAACTCATAGATCTCCCAGTACTCGGTATCGGTGATGCCGTACGTAGCAAGGATTCTCGCGGCCCAGGTGCCTGATGATCTGGTCTTCTTGGTCACCCGGTGGTGGGTGGCGCATCGCGGCCCCGGCCACGGCGTCTTGCGCCTAGCCTTGACCCCCTCGGCCTTGCAATCGACGCACCACTTACCGGAGTCAGGCCGAGTCGTTGTCGACTTGCGACGCCTCGGCACGCTCGGCCTCCTCTCGTTCCTCTCGGGCGTCCATCACCAGGCAGAACCAAGCGAGGAACCCTGCGAGAACGATGTATCCAGCGACGTAGCCCATCAGCGAGCCATTCCCTTGACCCACCATCTGGACATCCCCTTGATGCCGCGGTCGACGACCGACGGCTTCTCGGGCTCGTCCGACTCGAAGTCGAGGCTGGCGATCTCGAACCCGAAGACCTTGAGCGAGAGCCTCATTTGGCGTTCGCCCAGTCACAGGACGGACCACCTGAGCGGGAGTCATTAGCCCCGTTCTCATAGAGGCACAACACAGTTCGGCCATCTGGCAGGTCGACGTAGTGAGGGTTGACTCGCACCCCGATGGGGGTGTTCTGCACCGTGGTGCCAGTAGGCGTCTCCGTACACCCGGCCAGCGTGACGACAGCCCCGATCGCGATGGCTGCCGCAACTATGAGCCGCTTCACTTGATCCACCGCTTCGCGAGACGGTCAACGTTCTCGTTGGAGACGTTGCGGGCCAGGCCGGTGAACTCGGTGCCGGTCACCTTCGTCTCGATGATGAGAGGCTTCTTCGGATCCGGGCTAGCCGGGTCGATCGACTTGTGCGTCCACGAAACCAGCTTGGTCTCGATCAGCTTGCCGAGGATCTGCTGGTGCAGAGCGTTAGCCTTGCGGGGCATCGTGTTTGGGGTTGCCATCTGGCGATTCCTTTGTTCGGTGGGTGTCAAGTTGGATGGGGCACATGACCGTTTGTCGTTTAAGCCAGGGCGGTTCCCGTGCGCTCGCCTTACCGAGCAGACGCGAGAGCCTAGGTTGCGTACGGTGACGCCGCTGGCCCCCAAGGTGATTCAGGTCAGCGCAGCTCGATGTCCGGGAGGATCGCCTGCGGCTTGAAGTTGACCTGGTAGAAGTCGGTGCTGACGTTCTTGCCTTCGATCTGCTCGACGAAGTAGGAGATGTTGTCCGACAATCCCAGGAAGTGCTTCTTGAAGCCGTCACCGACCTTGCACGTCACGTCCAGCTTCTTCGAAGCGGTGTCCGGTTCGATCGAGCACCGGCCCTGGATCTCGAGCAGGTACTTGTCGGTGATGCCGTTGAAGAACACGATCCGACGTGGCACCTCGAAGTTGTCCGCTGCCTTGGACAGGTTTTCGGAGGCAACATCGGCGTCGGACGTACACCCGACGAGCCCGAAGGCTGCGGCGGTCAGGACTGCTGCTGCGATGAGTTTCTTCATGGGTTCCTCTCAGAGCTTCTTGTAGAGCACGGCGAGCCCGCCGGCCAGGACGTAGAACAGGGCCGCGATGCTTGCGGGGATCCAGATGGGCGAGGCGATCCACCACCACGACCAGTCGATGTAGTGCGTCAGCTTGAGCACCATGAACACGATGAACAACAGGGGGCCGAGACCGATCTTCATTGCTACTTCTCTCTTTCGGGTGGGTGTCAAGTTACTGACCGAAGTCAGTGATTTGCATTGTGTCGCCGATGAACTCGAGCGAGGCGAAGTCTTGGCCTGAGGCGTCAGACTTACCGCCACGGTTCTTGACCGTGGACACGTTGAGCGAGTCGGGGCCGAAGCCATCTGACACGCGGTGGAGGGTCTGCACCATCTCTGGTACGCGCCCGATCTGACCTTTGATGCCGCCGAGCGGGATCGGCTTGTCTCCGTCGTTGTACTGGCCGGTGACGTGGTGGAGCCCGATTACACAGGAGCCGGTCTCCCGGCCCATCTCATGCAGGTAGTCCATGAGCGACTCGAGGCCGCTGAACGGGTCGTCGCCATCGCTGCTGTCCGTTCGGACGTTGGTGATGTTGTCGACCACGGTCAACGCCGGGTAGTCCTCGTATAGCGCGCCGTACGCCTGCAGAGACTCCTCGAGCACGTCTAGCGACGGAGATGCCTTGTAGTTGAACCTGATCGGGATCGGGTCCAGCTCGTCGGCTATCTCCCCGAGATCCTCGTTCATCACCGCGGCGCTCGACCTGGCGAGCGACCATCCGCTCAGGATGCTCACCGACCGGGTCAACTGGGTGAAGGCATCGGAGTCGGCGCTGAAGTACAGCGTCGGCACCATACTCTTGAGGGCGTAGGCCAGGACGTAGGCCGACTTGCCCGTGCCTGGACCGGCGCAGATCAGGACTAACTGACCCCGACGGTAGATCGCGCCCTTGGCCTCGAGAGCGTTCCATACCGTGGGTAGCGGATCACCGGCCGAGCCGCGAATGTAGAGCGACTGCCGTGGTGTGTACACATGTCTCCTCTCAGAAGAATATGGGCTTGTCGGTGCTCCCCTTCGGGGGTAGCCACGCGCGGAATGTCCTGCCGCTCTTGGAGAATCCTGTGACATACCGCCACCCAGGGCCTGGAACTTGATCCGCCAGACCAAGGCACACGAAGCACCGGTAGATGCCCGACCGCCACTCCATCGCAGACTCGACCGTTACCTGGTCGCACCCGGCGCACCAGTCGTCGGTGGGTGTCAAGTTCGGGTCAACGCTTGATGAGGGCGTCGTGGATGTCTCGGCGGCGGTCGGAGGCTTGGGTCTCGTCGTCCAGCGCTTTCTGCATCTGCCGCTGCATCTGCGTGCCTCGCAGCTTGAACATCTTCATGATGTCTGCGCCCTTATAGCCGGCGCGGTGCATACGGAGAAAGCCGGCCGTCTCATGCGGAGCCTGCGGCGACTTCAGCAACTGATGGTTGGGATCCCACTCGCGTGGGTTGGTGGGTCCGTGCTCGTCGGGCTTGGTCATAGCTCGTCTCCTGGTGCGTAGGGGCGCTTGATGATCACGGTGTCGCTCAGGCGCTCACCATCTGATGTGGACCGCGTCCGTATGACTACGCGAGCGTTGTCCGGCGGAGTGATGGTCACCTCGTCCTTCTCGAAGTCGAGGGAGATGCTCGTTCCTTCGATGATCAAAGGACGAACCTCTCTCCATCGGCGGTAGCCACCACAACCTCCCGCTCCGGGTGCCTTGCCTTGTTCGTCTCAGCGAACCTGAACCCGGCCTTCTCGGTGGGGAACGGGTAGCGAGACGGCTGCGACAGGTGATGCCACAGCGGCATCCCCGGCACAGGGCCCATCTCCACGTTCGTGTAACTCGTCTCGGGGTCGAGCTCGAGCGTCTTTCGGTATTCGTTCAAGGCCTGCTCTCATCTATACGTGTATGCCGGTGGGTGTCAAGGCGTCAGGAGTTAAAAATCGGGCAGGAGTAGCTCACGTCGCAGAAATTGCACTTGTCGGGCTCCGGGAGAGCTTCGAACGTGCTGGACTGGATCTGCGCCTCTACTTCATGGAACCTCGCCGTAACTGCCTCACGGGTCCACTCAGCGAGGCTGTATGGGTCAGTGAGGTACGGCTTCTTGCCTTTCTTGCCGGCCATGAAGTAGTCGCCCGTCTCAGGCCACACTCCGTAGAGGATGAAGATCGCCAGCGCGTAGACACCGAGCTGGAAGTCCTCTCCGGGAGCGTTCCCCGTCTTGTAGTCCCGCACCCGCAGGGAGCCGTCGGGCATCACCACGACGGCGTCGATGAACCCCCTCACGATGATGCCGTCCAGCTCGATCTTGAACGACAGCTCGATGGCCGGCGTGCCATCCGGGGTGATCCAGATCGTCTGCCCCTTCAGGGCCCTCCAGGCGAAGAACTTCTCGACCTGTTCGAGCCCGATCGTGTAGCGCCGCTCGATGTCTCGCTCGCCGCCGTACGGGCCGCTGTGGGACCACCACTCGAAGTTCGGAGTGGTCTCCGTGTACGAGCCGATGTCTTCGGAGTAGAGCACTCGGAAGATGTCCTGGGCCTCTTCGAGGCTCAGAGGCATGTCGTAGGAGTCCCAGATCTCGCAGAGCTCTGCCACCCCGTGGAACGCGGTGCCTTGCGGCAACCAGGCCGCGGGCCTCGCCCACACCTTGTCGATGCGAGCGAGCTTGTATGCCATTGGGCACCGGGTGAACTGGTTGATCTGGCTCACCGATCGCAGCGGCAGATCCTTGGTCTCAGACATTGGTGCCTTTCAGGCTCAGGTGCTTGTCCAGCTCCTCGGTGGTGAAGAGGGGATGGACCGGCCTGCCGAGGCGGTAGGTAGGTTCGATCACCACTCCGGTGGAGTATGCGTAGATCGTGAAGATGCCCCGACCGAGCATCATGTCGTCGTCATCACGGATCTCTTCGTGGACGACTGCGATCTCTTCCAGCTCCGCGAGGAACGCTGCCACCGGCAGGTACACCGGGTCAGTACTCCGTACCGCCGCGCTCCTGTACACCATCAGCGCCGGGTCGCCCCTGCTCACGAAAGTCTGGGCGTACAGCCAGCTATGGCGGTCCAGGGTGAGTGAAGCTGCAGGAGACAGTGGAAGAGCGTTCAACACGGAGGGGCCTGCTTTCTAAACTTCCCCTTCGGGGAATCGCCATATCATCATTCCTTCTTCAGTTATGTTGGTGTGCTCGTTTAACCTGATCAACAGATCATGGTCGGCTTTAACCCTTTGGCGATATGCAAATCCGCCGTGCGGGCTCACGCCTTTTATCGGAGGGATTTTCGGATCGAACTCGAGCACTAAGTTCTCATCCCGCAGCTTTTTCCACCACGCCCTCAAACGCGTCATCTTGTCTTCGTTCATTCCGCGACCACCGGTTGCCATGTACTCGCCGTGATCACGAAGGCGCTGAAAGGCCTTCGACTTCCCGTGCAGGTCGGTCGTCTTCCACGGCCACGCCTTGTTCACGATCTGTCGGGGCGTCAAACGTCCTCCGTAGTTGAGCTTTTGCCACGACACCGCCTGGCGGGTGACGCCGTGCATCTCGGCGATCTCGGATTGGTTGTACCCCTTCCTCCTCAGCTCCTCGATGGTGCTGAAGATCAAAGGAGCCTTACTTTTTTTGCCGCTCATGTTTAGCCTCCATGAGAAAGAGCAGTTATCACTCCATGTCAAGGTGGATCATAGGTGAGTGTCAAGTGAATCTCTCTTTTGTAATTACCGGCGAGCCTGCTTCTTAGGTTCCGGTACGTCCGTTCCCAATTGACGTTGTCGTAAACCTAGGACACCGGCAAACTCCGGTCAAACTGTGTGACATAGATCACTTAGCGCTGCTCGACACTCCGAGGCTTAGCGGCCTCTAGCTGCGCCTTTACCTCTAAGATCCGATCTTGAACATCCTCCAAATCCCACCTCGATTGCTCGTCTTTGCAGTCGATTGCCAGGCGACTTTCAGCTTCGTGCTGTAGACCCTCCAGCTCGGCCAGATCGACCACGTCGTCTAGATACATGTGATGCCTCCTGTCAGCGCGAACCGTCGCCGTGGCGAGGGCGGTAGGGGTTGCGTCCGTCGTCGTGCCCGCAACACAGTTCGTGATTGCCAGATTCGCAGTGGCAGGTGCCACTGATCACGCGGCCACACCTTCATCGGCCTCTGGGCACCACGGGCAGTCGTCGGCGCAGCCGACATCCGGGGTCGTGTCGCTCAGGTACAGCGACAGCCCGTAGCCGACAGACAACGTCACTACGGCGACCGTCGCTCCTGTGATCGCGGCGACGAGCACCGCGTACCGGTCCACGTCATGCCTCCTGTAGTTCGTCCACGGGGACGTGCTCTTCTGATCCGTCTGGCCACTCGACGAAAGCGGACACGCTGTCGCACCACTTCACGCGACCGACGGCGGCGATCCCTTGCTCGTAGAGCTCCTTGTCGACCACCTCGGTGGCTGCCGCGAACCTCACGACACCTCCAGTTCGTGGGGATTGGTGAAGTTGGTGATCGAGTAGTCCCCCAGCAAGTTCTGGAACTCCTGCCAGGAAAGCTCGTCCATCTCCTCCTGAGAGATGTCGAGCTCGCCCTCGTCCCTGAATTGGACGTGGGTGACCGGGAACTGCATCCGTAGATACCTTTCAGCCTCAGCCTCGGTAGCGAACACCGCCGTATAGATGTGGTCGTAGTACTCGACGGTCTGAGCCCAAACGGTGATCTTCATGTCACGCCTCTCGTTCTTCGTCGTAGTTGCGGCGGGCACTGTCGAGTGCGTACTCGATGTCTACGTCTGCGGCATCCGCCAGGTGCAGCAGATCCGTGATCAGGTCGGCAATACCTGTCTCGATCACGTCTCGACCTCCGACCGTCACGTAGGTGTGGAGCGCCGCCGCGCCTCGGTGTACTCGGTTGACACGGTCTGGTTTCCTCGCGAGATCTTCGATATCG